GTCGTCCGTGCAGAGTAGCAATAAACGCGGCTAGATGTTCTTGAACGCTTGTATTTACCTCGCGTCTACTCTCACGCATCTTGATTACTTGTTCTGATGCCCACTTACCCATTCCGTTTATGTCAAACGATACAAGTCCTATCTTCTCTGCAATCTTGCCTGCAACTAGCGCAGTAACGATCGTGTCGCGGTAGAAACGTTCTTTGTTATCGTCGTCGCTTTTTGGGTTGAACTTGGTGCGCGCAGCTACCAGTTGTCGACGAACCCAATCACGGTGTTTGATGACGAACCTTATGTACGGAAGACATGCTTCTCCATATACGTTGTCCATGTGGTTTTCTACAAACTCTTGAGTAATATCAGGGAATACAGATGTTCTGTAATCTTGGGGCAGTGATACCTCAAAGAAGCGTAACTGAGTAGCTTCTACCTTATATCCCGCCGGAAGTTTGGCTATAGACTCCAAAATTGAGTCATTGGAGGTGATGAAAGAGTTTTTGAACCACTGACCACCCACTGTAGCGAACCGACCGCTAGAGGACAGTCTTTCCTTGTCTCGTCCGTTGGCGAGTGCATAGCCCGTACGTGTCAACTCCTCCGACGTTCTACCAGAAAACTCGTCAAGGAGAAGAGGAACAGACCCCATGATAGCAATACGTTTGATTACGGCGTTGAGTGTAGCACCTTGGTCGCCAGTTTGCCTTTCCATATATTCGGGGTTTCCATAGAACCCACAAGCAATTTTTGCGGCTGTTGATTTACCAGTACCACCATGTCCAGTAAATGCTAAAGGTAGCCCATGCCAGTTTGACGAACCCATCAACTCTACAAGAATACTTCCCATAGAATGACAAAGTGCAAATTGGAAAGGTTCAGCATCTTTTCTGTTGTATAAAGTATCAATATTTGAAACCCACTCTTCTAGTGTGCCTTTACGTCCAAAGTCTACTGCCACATCCGTAGGCACGTTGGGGTCACATAATACTTCTTGCGAACCTTTCTCTGTAATCATCTTAGTGCCAAGCACAAACCCCTTACGATCTTCTGTCCAACCAAACTGTCCATAAGTCTTTGTCTCAACGCGAAACCTTTGTAGTGTTTCGATTAATGTTTCAGCAAATTCTGCCATATCATTCCTCGCATTTCTTGTTCTTGTTAAAAATACCTCATGGCTTGAGAAAGTCTCAGACATCTGTGCAGGGATAGCCAACTCAGATGTTGGCATAAAGAACTCTCTCCAACTACCGTTTTTCTCTTTGGCTCTCCAATGAATAACCCATGTGCCTTCGCTGTCTTTAATACGATTGATTGGGTATACAAAGCTTTTGCAAAAAGGTTTCCAAGATACTGCACCGTCGTCGTCAGTGTAGGCCCGGGAAAGCGCGACACCGTTCCATCGAAACATTTGGTTGTTCCAGTAAGGTATAGTTTGCCCTTCAATCACTGTCGCGTTACTGGTTTGTTTACCGTCATCGTCGTCGTCATCTGCTGCGGCCGCATTCTGCGCGACGGAAGGTTCAATCTCTGGTGGACAGAAGCCTTTGCTCCTTGCACCATCAATCATCTTCTGTACTTCAGCGCGTGTATCTTCTTCAGAGTACCCCTCAAGTATAAGGTCTTTTGCTAGTCCATGTATCTCTGCGTCTGTATTACCTTTTGTAACCCATGAAGCTACTAGCTTTAACATATTGTTGTGCCATTCTTCGCCATTCATCACCGCTTCACGTGCTTGATTGCGGTCTAACTTTTCTCCGTACTCAACAAAGTCTCCAAATCCGCCCTTTTTAACGGCTCGTTGAATATTGTTATCTTCTATAAACTTCAGCATAGTTGAACGTAAGTGTTCAACTGAATAACGTTTTCCCTGCTTGAGCATCTTTACGGGTATGGGCGTACCATACTTTTTATTATGTGTGCCAACAGGTCTTAGTACACGCGCAGAGTCTAAGTCTACAGCGCGATCTATTTTCATATTAAGAAATGTTGTTATATCTCGTTTAAGTGTTGCTAATTCTATCCATGTAGCTTTATCTACTTCTTCATCTAAATGAAAGTATGTGTGGTATCCTCCACCACTATCTATAACTGAAGGCGTCAGTCGTAGGGCGCTGGCCAACTTTGCAACGTCGGCTATGGCTTCTTTCTTATCCTTGTACTTTTTTGGGTCATTAGCATCAACGTCATAATCGTCATACAAGGACTTGCACCACGCAACATTGTCTTGCGTACGTATTCTAAATCGGTCTTGTTTATCTTTGTACCAGTCTCCAAATGAGTTGATTGCGACGTAGACTTCACTATTCGCATCCAGTTTAACAGCTTCAGAAGCCGCTTTTGCAATCGTCGTAAACTTTCTGTTCTTCCACCAAGCTCTGCCATGCTCATTTGTTTCTGGAACACCGAGCACAATGTGCCCTTTCGAGGGCAGTAGCCACTCGAAAAATTCTAAGGTGTCCATCATTACCTCCATAATGTGTTAAAGTATTAATGGTAGCCGAAAAAGCTCCGGCTACCTAGAAATTTTGAAGTTTAGTTACTCGTCGAAATCGAGGTTTTCGAGAGCCTCAGTGACCTCGTCGTAGTCCTCAACCTTTTTAGTATTTTTAGTTTCAGTTTTATTATACGTGGACTTCGGTTTTGCCTTTACCGCAGCCTTAAATTTATCTGGCTTAGGCTCGTCAAGCTCCTCTGCTTCAGCAGCTTTGTCCGCAGGAGTTTCAATGTCAGTTGCAAAACCCTCTACTGTGGAGTTGAATCCTCCCTCAATAGTATCAAAAGCAGACCGCGTTTTCATCTCTGCTAAGTCGATAACCTGTACCTGACGCAATCGTAAGGATATACCAGAGCCATTTTTTGGGTCGTAGACAACAAGCGATACAAGCACGTTGATTTTAGACCCCGTTGTTAACATGAAGTCACTCGGTAGTTTGTTATTGCTAGAATCAAATTGAGCAATAGATGTAGGTTCGCCGTTAAACGCACCTTTAAGTTTAGTTCTAGCAACATATTCGCCATTGTCGTTGCGGTCAAAAACCTCGTCGCTGGGAGGAAACTCCTTCCATTTGGGGTCTTTCCCCTCATTGTAGGCAGTTTTCATAGCGTTATACAAAGGAACAGCCTGCTCTTTTGTCAAAACAAGGCTCATAGTATACTCAGCACCGTCGTCAGTTGGGGCGCAAGGCATACGTCCATTATTCTCAAATTTGTAAGTTTTATCAATTCGAGGATATAGAGCGGTAGCTCCCGTCACGATATAAGACGCAAATTTAGGTTTTTTATCAGTCATGATAGTCTCCATTTTAGTGATTAATAAATATATCCGCTTGTCTTTTCAAACTGCGGTCGAACAGTTTTAGACACACGAATGATTGAATTAAGTTCGATCTCTTTTAGAAAGCGACCGACTTTGAAAGTTAGTAGATTATAGTTCTCAAGTGGACGTACATTTATATGTGTTACGACGTTCTTAAGACCATATCCTCTACTAGAAAGTGACTTCTTATATTCTCTGAAAGATCGTAAAGAAGTCGATGGTACACGTAACATACAACGACTAGGCTCTTCTAAAGTAATAAGTTTCAAGGTCGCATACTCAGTACAAGCCCTAGCACGTTTTCCGTTAGGTGTAATTCGTGAACCCCAAGATGATTGGGGGCATACAGCACATTGTTTTGCTTGTGGTACAGAACTGTTTTTTATTGGTGTAATACCATCGCCAGATGTACAAATAACTGTTTCATCATCTGAATAATACGCTCTCATTTTGTCAAAAGCATTGACAATAACAGCGTCTATAGGGGGTTCTGCAAACTCAAACATTACTTACGCCGAAAGTTTACAACTTGCGTTTCGCTGTATTTTGTGCCGGGAACAAGTTCGCCGTGATGCTCTTGATAGTCTTGGCAACTTTTCTTCTTAGCACGTACATCTAGTAATTCCCATGCTTTGTTGGAAGTTACGTGGTTCATAAATGTATCGGGGTCTTCGACGGTCACGGATGATCGTGTTGAACGATACGCAGTACCGTGCTCACGGGAAGACACGTTATCTATACCACGTTCGTTGAACCGACGCAGAAACTCTATCTCAATCAATAGCTGTTTATCTTTGTCGCTTGCATCATCGGCTTCATAATCAGCTTTACGCTTTGCTCGTCGATCACGTAAACCAATAAATAATTTTAGAAGTGATGCGTCATCAACATCCGACACTTTCATTTTCGCCTGCATATTCAATTTTACTCTCCTTCTTTTTTGTTGTTAGCCATTTTTCAATGTCTGTTTCGTCCCATCTTAAAATCTTTTGAGACACTTTGATGGGCGCGGGGAAACTAGCCTCTCGTCGACGCAGTTGATGTAACGCGCCTTTGGAAAGACCAAGTTTTTCAGATAGTTGTGTTGTATCGAGAAGAACCATTATTCACCTATTTTAAGTTATATGTATTAACATGTAAACACATAAACACTTTTTTGTAAAAATCAAGCTATAAGTTTTGTTTGATGCGCTTTTACTTCATCAAGAAGTGCGCCTTGCAGTCGTTGCTTCTTCTGCAGCCGATTGTAGACGCGGTGTTCAACTGGCGAACCTTCTAACATTATAATAAAATTATTCATCTTTTGGCCGGGGCGATTGATTCGTCCGTTGGCTTGTTCAAATGTTTCATTACTCGTTACACAACTATACCAAATAATTGTACTCGCGGCTGTTAGAGTTAAGCCGTGAGACATAGCCGCAGGTTGTGCGACTAATACTTTTGGGTCTTTTGCTGATTGAAACGCTCTGAATATTCTATCGCGTTCAGCTTTCTTTACGCCACCGTGTATAACTTCTACACTAAAATCGGCGCTAAGTTCTTTCGCAACCATGTTCACAGACGATACGTAAGGTACAAATACAATGACCTTGCCCTCTGCGGATTCAATGATTGAACGTGTTTCGTCAATACGTGGCGATGAAGGTATAGATACTTCTGTACCATCATTAGCATACACTACACCACAAGCTATCTGTATCAACTTACCCATCTTTACTGCTTCGTTAACTGCTGTAATCTCTCCTTCTTCTGCTTCTGTACGTAGCTTTGTAAGCATTTCTTTATATGCTTTGTTCTGTTCGGTTGTTAACTGTACAGACCGTGTTTCAAACATAACTGGAGGTAAGTCCAAACATTCATCACGCGTAAATCGTACTGATGGTTGCATAACTCTACGAACAATATCTGTTGCTTCTGGTCTAGGTAGCCATTGAAATTGTGTTATCTGTTTCATTACTTGATTCTTAAACCTACCAAAATAAGGTGGTACGTTATCAGGCGATACTAGTCTACACTGCGCCCAAGCATCTGTAGGGTTGTTAGGTGTAGGCGTTCCCGTCATTGCCCAACATGCGCGTGGTTCTGCATGACGATTAACTACCATATTGATAGCTTTCCACTTCGTCGTTCCTGCGTTGCGGGCACACTGAGCGACTTCGTCAACGATTACTAAATCAATATCGCGTCTGTGTTTTATGTAAGGTTCAATGATGTTTACTCCATCATGGTTAATTATGTATACGTCATAGTCTTGTTCTAGTAACTGCAACCTTTTCTTACGGGTTCCATGTAACACACCAAAAGTTAAGTGTGGAAAGTGATTAAAGAGTTCGTCGGCCCACGTGCGTTCCAGCGTAGACAACGGAGAAACTACTAACGCCTTATTCAGTTGACCGACGCTCTTTAGATAGTCGTACGCCCAGAGAGAAGCTAACGACTTACCCGTTCCTAGTTCACTTAAATTGAATGCTCGTTTGTGTGTTGACAAAAATGCCGCCGCTTCCATCTGCGCTTTAAATGGCTTGTACTGCCCCGACCATTCGTAGTAAGTACGTATGGGGGCAGGCGCATTGAACCCTAAATGCCGTAATGCAACGGTTTCACGCGTCCTATGCGGAACGGCTACAAACGGATCGCCTTTTACTTTAAACTGTTTTGCAGATGGTAATACATTGAGAATACGATCTGGATTTCTAGTTTTCAGTATCAACGCTTGTTTGTCTTGCCACACTAACATTTTTATCCTTTCTTTGTATACATAGAGGGTCGTGTCTTACGCCAACCTTTGTTGACTTTAGCACTTACCACTCTGGTGTTTGATTTAGCTGTGCTACCTCCCGCGTCGAGAGGTACTTTATGATCTATGTGTTTACCGTCGCCTTTCTTTACACGTCCGTCGCGCATGGCTTCTCGCCGCGCTTTGTTGTTGGCGACGCGTTTCTTTTGGACACTAGGTTTCTTGTTGTATTTAGCTTTAGTCGCTAATGCTTTTTTAGATGTCTTAGTCATTTAGCTCTCCATTATCACTTTAACTTGATCAACCGAGTCTACCACATGAGCAGATCCATTAGCACGTATTATCTCCTCAATTTCACGTTGTTGATTTGGTGTGACGTTGTTGATCTTTCCGGGCGCTTTCGTCTCGAACGCGAAAAACTTACCATCAAAACACACAAGTATGTCAGGACAACCAGACCTACCCATGCCATTAGATACTGGCATATAATACCAAGCGCCAATAGATTTAAGATATTCTTTTACCTTTCGTTTTACTTTTCCTTCAGGAGTTGTCGCCATGTTTATACTCCACAGAACTCACACAATGAACGCCCTACTGGACACCAATTTTTACAAAGTCCTGATGGTTTAGGTAGCCACTTGTCGTCGTTGTAGGAATGCGCAAGCCTTGACAGACGCGGTAGAAACTCGTTCCATATGTCTGTTGCTTGTTCGCGTGTAAACTTTTCTTTGTCAAATTTTCTGTCTTTTAGCCAGATAAAACCAGTTACCACGTTAGATATCCAAGGGTATATAGCAAACGCCAAAGCCGCAAATAACTTTAATTGATCACTGTCGGGTCGGTGCTTACCAGTTTTCCAATCAAGCAGATACGCGGTGTCTGAACCAATAACACCAATATCTATAACCCCTCGTACCCATACATCTTTCGCCATCCACGTTGTTTTGTGGAAGTTCTTCGTAAGCGCAACGCGTTCCTCAACAACACGTTTTCCTTCTATGCTTTGTATCTTACGAACGTACTTGCCATAGTCTTCCAGAGAGGGAGGTAAAGGTTTCTTCCCTTTAGCAAACAGTTCCAATGCCTTGTGTACTTCGTTGCCCCACTTAGTTGCTTCATTTTGTGGTTCAACAACTTGTTTGGTAACTCTAGTAAGCTGATAACGCTTTGGGCATGTTTCGTATGCGGTTAACGCCGAATAGCTCCAAGGGTGCTTTAATTCCAAAACTGTCTCCTTTGTTTTAGGTAGGGCGGTGGACTAATATCTTTAAATCCACTGCACGGAAAACCACCACCCTTACACGGCCGTACCTACTCGTCTGATCGCCACATCAGATAAACCCTAAAGTGTCTTACCACTTGTGTCACGCAGTGTGCTACAAAGGCGTAGTACTGGGCGAGTATTCCTATATATAAACACATATATACACATTTCAAGTATTTTATTTAGCTTCGCCGTAATTATTTCCAATGCTACCCTCACTCCACGTAACCAACTCTGGCCACCACTCTGGTGGGGTTCGCATTATTGATTGCACGTCGTTGAGTATCCCAGGGGCCGCATCTTCGTCGACGACGTATACGAGCTCATCATGCACCATCAATGCAGGATTCAAACCAAGTTCGCGTTGTACAGTTAATGCGTTGTCAGCGATTACGCAGCGAGCGAGATGCTGAACGATGTTCTCGTCGATCTTCCCTGCGTATATACGAGCGCAGTTACGACCACTACCATACCAAAACTCTTGTTGGTTTCTTTCGTCGTCGTATTGTATACGCAAGTCTGGATATCGTATCATACCCTTGGGCGTACGCAGACCCCCCTCTACTGGAGTAACAAATCCCCAAGGATCAACTGATGCTCCTTCTGCGCCACGCATTATAGTAGGTAGTGCTTTATGGCAAGTTTTCCAACCCATACATATTTCGTTGTATTCATACCTCCACCTATCAACTATATCTCTACTCTCATCTTCTGTAATATCTACACCCCCCATTAGTTTTGCAACTTTCTGAAAGGTAACGTGACCCGCTCCGAAACCTAGTCCTAAATGCGCTACCTTACCAACTTGTCGTTGTTGCTTAGACACCTGATCAGGTGGTATGTCGTACAGTTTACTTGCAAAGTCTCTATACAAGTCAGCCTTTTCGGGGTCAGCTTGGTACATCTTCATACTAGATGGTACTTGCCACAAGAAATGGTTAACGCGTAGTTCTATGCCGCTCAGGTCAGCGACGACGATCTTGCAACCGGATGGTGCTACCAACGACGATCGTAAAGCATCAGATGGTTTTGGGTCATACGGATTTACACGTGGTAAATTCTGTGGGTTATACCCCCAACCTGACCACCTACCAGTAGTATCAGCACCATAATACTTCAATGGTATAGGCACTTTCTTACAAGGGTGTGCATTTGCCGCGTCCATGAACGCTTGAATACGTGTCTGTAGAATAGTAGACTTTGCGTCGAGACGTGCTGCAGCCGCTGTAGCGACGAGTGCGTTCTGGTGTCCTTGGAGGGAAAGGAACTCTTCGTCCGTCTTCGCTAACGCGGGAATTTCCTTACCAGTTGTGGGGGAAATCTTAGTCGGGACGTCAATCCTTAAAGCCTCCAAGAACATCGCAAATTTATTAGCTGACGATAATACTGTCAAGCACTCTTGAGCCGCTTCTTCGTCGGTCATGTCTAAGGATCTTATCCCCATGACGTCGGCGCATTCTATTAACATTGCCTGTTTACGAGCGCTTTCATCTGCTAACGTAGTTGTCAGTAGATCCATATCTACATCAAATTGTGGTTCGACAAGCATACGAATTGTCATGTCGATAAGTCTGACTTCATCTTTGCGTGTGCGTTTGATGAGTCGTAACAGCAAGGCATAGCACTGGTCAACGTCGTCGGCGTTGTATTTCTGCATCTCAGCAACCTCTTGCTCAGTAAAATCAGCAAGACGCTTACCCTTAGTTGCAACCAACGCCGATTGGTCTTTAACCCCTAACTTGTAATGCTCGACAAGTTTTGCCAATGATAACCCCACGTCTTTTGCGTGGATAGGTCTAGCCATAGCAAGTGTACAACCCCAAAGTTTGGGTTTGATACCAAGTCGCCACGATAATATCATAGCATCAAAGCCTGACATATTGTGTCCAACTAACCAGTACTCTGACCAATCGACGCTGTCGCAGACGTCACGCACCTGCTGCTCCCCGAACGCGACGACAGTTGGTTCATTACCAAACTTAAACGCGCAAGAGATTATTTCTGTGTCGGGGTGCATACAGTATGCAATAGGCGACATCTTAGTAAGCGAATGACCAACTGCCCAATAGGTTTCTAGGTCAACTATCGCTATCTTCATTTTTTATTTTCCTCCTAGCGTTTGCACCAAATCTCAACATTCGTTCTTTTTGAGATGGTTCTACTTCTTGTAACTCACACTCGTAAGCGATACCCATATACGCCATAGTATCGACGTAGTGATCTTTCTTGAGTGGGCTTGTACGCTTACGAGCAAGTTTAGTTGCAATGTGAAGTATGGCGACGTCCGATGGTTTAATCTCATGACCAGTTATAGCGTTGAATATATCTGCTATGTGGGTCATGTTATCCACGGGGTCGCCATAGTCCTTGTTACGTTCTTGTGATGTTAAAGCTGACGCTTCAGCTAACAAGTCACAACGGTTAGGTTTCTTTGTCATACCCACCACACCATCTGAAGCCAAGCACCAATCACAACCACGATGGCGATAGCTATTCCTATGTGCATAGCTCTATCTTTCCACACGTTGTAGTTGTCACGAATTGGTGCGCGTAGTATGGCTTCATCGAACGTAGGTAAGTGGATAATATCTTTTTCAAAGATTTCCCGTGGTGTACCGATACGCTTCATCAACTGATTAGCGTAGCCGTATGACACACCTGTAGCCTTCGCCACCTCCTTAGGTGTGGCTAACTTGTTTTTCAGTAAGTATTTCCACACCTTCTGCTCTTTCTTGCCCATGTTAGTCTCCTTTTACTAAGTGTTTTAGTTTTTGCATTTCAGGGTTTCTACGCAACTTGCGTAAAGCTCTTGCTTCTAACTGACGTACGCGTTCTCTACTTACGTTCCAGAGTTCTCCAATCTGGTGTAAAGTCCAACCTTGTCCGTCAGGCATATTAACACCAAAACGCATCTTCATCATAATAATCTCACGCTCCGTAAGATTAGCTGATGGGTCACGATCAGTGAGTCTGCCCTTCTGAATTTCCGTTTCTGTTTCGTCTGGAAGAAGTTCAAACTCATACTGATCAGGCTTTACAAAATTGTTAGTCATTACTATCTCTGGTAAGTTGGTGTGCAACTGCCGCGCTAGTCAACGCATCACGATCAATACCTAAATCTTCAACCGTAGTCTTTTCTGGTCGTGATGCAGTCTTGCCCCGTGGTGCAGATGGAGCATGTAACTTTTCTATATAATGATCAGGTACATACTGCTCAAGTTCTGGTAGTTCTTTGATAGCCGTATTCAAAGACGCGTGTTGTTGCATGAAAGTCTTGAGTTGCTCCTCGACTTTGTTGAACTTGTCTTGGAGTGATTTCTTGATGGACTCGTTAGACTTACCACTCTTAAACCAAGTCATAAGTAGTGGGGGAAAGTCAGCTTCTTCCAAAGTCATCTTACCTCTGTTACCGCTGTAGGAATGCCCCGCAGAAGCGTGAGCGGGTGACAACGTAAAGTCGCCTTCCAAGTAAATGTTTACATCACCACTGTCAGGACAACTCTCTGGTGCAACAATTTTTACGTCAACATTCTTTGCCTTCAAGCCGTCAAGCCATTCGTCAGGCATTTGCTGTTGAAGTTGTGGCGCACCTTTCCAAGATACAGACTCAATACAATTACGTATTGCATCGTACTCTGCACTGTCTTTGGTCAAAGTGTCTGCCGAATACGGTTTTTGTGCCGTTTGCGACATTGTTCTTACCTTGTGTAGTATGTCACTCACAAGGGTATCAGTTTTTCTTACATAAGCCATGTGTTTCTCCTTTGTTGGCTAGGGTTACGCATCAACATCAAATTCGACGACAGTACCCCAATCGAACTCGGTACTCTCAGTTGTCAGCCAAACAGTGTTATGCTTTGAAGTGAAGTTGTTCTGATCGCCGTAGCCATCAGTAAGATAGACAACAACTTCGGGGTCGAGATTGTGTTTGTCAATGTAGTCAAACACGGGTTCAAACGCTGTACCACCACCGCCGTATAGTGTCAGCTTGATCGGAAGATCCTCTGGTTCGTATGTTTCGACATGATTGACTTCCGCATCACAGTAGATGATGGTCACGGACTCGGGATTACACTGTTCGATTATCCTGTTAACGTGTCCACCAAATACATTCAGTTCGTTTTGTACGATAGAGCCTGACGTGTCGACGGCGATAACTATGGGCCCCATGCGTGGTGTGTAGTCGACGCCCGGCAGGTAAAGACCGTTCGCAATAAATCTACGATTGGGTCGCTTGAACGAAAAACCATCTTTGATAAAAGAAATAATAAATCGTGCAAGAATATCGAACCAAGGCGTTTTTACGTTGACCAACTCGTCGATCATTCGCTCGAGAGAAGCGGGCAACTTACCTTTTTGCTTGGCAATCTTAGACGCTTGTATAGTTTCGATCTTGGCTTGAGCTTCAAGCTCTTTGATCTTGCTCTCGTCAAGTGGGTTGCCGTTGCCGTCTACAGGGTCGCCGACGTCAGGACCGATGCCACCTTCACCACCACCGCCGTCGTTGCCTTCAGGCGGAGGATCTGCATACAACTCTTCGGTCGCATGATCTCTAGCGCCGTCAAAGTGACAGCCGCCTTCGATGAAGTCGCCGACTTTTGCTTCGATGAGAGTGTCGTTGATGACCCAGTCAGCGGCGATGTTCCACATCTTGGGATCACGTGCGCCACGTCTTGTCGAGTGACACAACATATAGTGCATGGCTTCGTGAGCCAATAGAAAGATGGTATTCTTGACCGTGAGTGGTACAAGAAAGTGTGGGTTCAAAC